TCTAAATATCAAAAATTCGTGGCCAGAAAGATAATCTCCTTTCGACTTTCAAACTCTTTCATCGTCTCCTCATCAATGTAAATTCCCCGCTTCTTTTCTGTCTTTCCAAAGGGGAATGTAAAAAGATAATGCGTATCATCCACCTTATGCATGGTTGCCTTTTCGTTCAGACTATATCGTAAATACAAATCTAACATTTTGCGTAACTGACCGATTTGCTCCTTGTTCAAGTTGTGCTTTTCCATCTTATATTACTTAAATATTATATTTTTCTCTAAATGCGTTTAACAACTCCCTTAATCTTCTTCATCTTCCCACCATACATCGCGACACTCGCTCTCGCACCTATATCCGTTAAGGCATTACTTAAAGCAAGGGTCTTTCCTAAACCTTTGAAGATTTGCTCGGTGTCTTGTTTGATGAACTTGTAGTCTTCAGAAGTTCCTAAACCAGAACCCTTAAGCAAAGCCATGATATAGGCTTGACAGTTATTTGTAGAAGCGTCATACTTAAAATATTTATCTCCTAAAACTTTCTTCGCTCCATCAATCAACTCATTCAATGTTACAGGATGAAAATTTCCTATCTCTTGCGTTTCTGCCTTAGCATGTGTAGATGGATTTAATACAAGGTTAATGTTTTCAATCTTCTCAATACTCATTACGGTTCCATCTTCTAGAAACAAGAACAAGGATAAGTGAAACAACTCATCATAAGGATTCTGTTTATTAAATTGACCCATGCTTACCACATTTAAAGCACCAATCAAAGGTTTATCAACGGGCTTACGATGAGCCACAGCACGAACAATCTTTTTGTCTCCATACTGTTCAATGATTTTACGAACATAGGGGGCATGGTCTTGTGGTCCGTATACAATACCTGTCACTGTTTTCTTTAAAGGTTCAGTCGCACCAATCACCACATAACGAGCATCACGAACCGCCTTTTTAGGGTCTTTAAAGAAATCCATGACACCCTTCCCTTTTCGTTTAGGTCGATACATTCGTCTCAATCCTTCGCCTAACATACGGTTCGGGTCAACCTCATCTAGAATGTCCAACGAATGGGCGGAAAGAGGATTAATCTTAAATGAGGTAGTGATGTTCTTTGGGTTCTTTTTAAATAGTCCAGTCAATCCCGCCAAGGCAGAAACTGGGTCATTTGCTGACCTAATCGTCGTCCCTTTAGTAACTTCCCCCATCGACGCAGGATTCACGTTTATGACCTTATCTTGGTCTCGTGCTATCTTGGTATACACCGAACCTTGTGAGTGACCAAGTGTCAACACATTAGGATATTTCTCTTCTGCTCTCTTCTGCACTCTTTCGGCGTCTTTAAAACGACTTGACAATTTGTTTGTGCCTGTAACATATGCCAGATTGAAACTCCAGTCTTTCGCCGTTCCTTCTGTTCCTCGATGGACTACTGCAGCCTGCTGAATAACTGGGTTGTAATAGACACGGGATGTAGGTTTAGAAATACTTTCATCTAACACCCAGTCTCCAACTTTTACATCCGGTTCTGATTTATAAGAAGATTGTAATAATTTTTTTGCTTGGGGTGCTGAAATCGCTCTACCTCTTCTCATATAAGTAATTAAAGAGAAAATTAATTTCTCTACTAAGATTAATGTATGTCTATCATCTACGTCCCTATCACAAACTAAAAGCTCGCCAATTAGGCGTCATTATAAAGCCCGCTACAAAATCACCTTTTAAGATAGACGTCTTTTCGCGCGACACTGGAGAATATATTACCTCAATTGGTGATAGGAAATATAAGGACTTCATCATGTATGCAGAAGAGGATGGTTATGATATAGCAGAACGCCGTCGAGAACTTTATCACAAACGTCACAAAAAGGATAGTCAAGTAGAAGGGTCTAGGGGGTGGTTTGCGTCACGGATTTTATGGTGAGTATGTATGCTGGTTCATTGTCCACACTGTGATAAATATATGATTATCGAAAAATTAAATTGTGGAATATTTAGACACGCAATATTTAAAGATGGTTCAGATGTTCCACCACACTCAACAAAAGAAGAATGCGATAGGTTTGTAGAATTAAACCTTATCTGGGGTTGTGGTAAACCTTTTCAAATTATTGAGAATAATGCCGTTATATGTGATTATATTTAGGAATATAAAATATAAGTTCATATTAGAATGAAAACTAATATGAACAAGATTTTTGATTTGATGATCGCTGAGTTTAAGGAACCAGAAAAAGAAGAACCTTGTAGATGCTGTGTGAACTGCTCGACTTCGTCGGACTGTCACGATTTTGTTGAGACGGATGAATGGTTCGAATGTAGAAACTGCCATAAGATAGAGATGGGCTTTGTGAACTCAATTGATGCCCCATCGCAAAGCACTTATATTTTTTTAGCCTATCAGCCCTTAACACACTTTAAGTCTCGATTAAGTCAACTACAAGGAAAGGAAGGTAAACAAATACCTCAGGAAATTCTTAACCTTTGTCATGACTGTAAAAATTACAAAGACATTCTAAAAGTTCTTAAGTTAAATAAAAAACCAACCTTCTATAAGCACAAGATTAAAATACTTTCTGAATTAGGTGTGTCTGTTCCGTTGCTTACGGCGAATGAAGAACAGAAGATCATTGAAATATTCAAACAAAGATTTCCGATGCGACAAGCAAAGAACTCAATTCCTTATCAATACGTCTTATTCAAGATTTTGTCTTTAATCAATCGTGAAGACTTGCATCCATTCATCGAATTGACTAAGAATAAGACTAAGCTAAAGAAATATGAAACGATTTTTAACTCTCTAAAATATGATAGAGGATGAATGGTTTTGGATTTATCCAGAAGATGAGTATTTCTAAAGCTTGAACTTAAGAGGTTTACGCTTTGGTGGCACGACCGACTTAGGTATTGCTTTTTTCAATCCCATACCCTCCATATCTTCCGTAATCTGTTTAATAGATTGGTCTTCTGGCTTCATGTCATGTGTTCGCATCTCTGATTTCATCTTTGAAAACATTTTACCTTTCCCCACTTTTTTTAGCATGAGTTGATGTTGTGGCTTCATCTTAATTTTTAAAGAGAAAAAGTTAACAAAATATGCTTTGCCAAATAATTTGAGGATGTTTTAGGCACTTTTACAAAAGTGCGTCTATTCGGTCTCGAGAACCAAAGTAAAAAGAGAATTACTATCTTGCGCGACAAGACTAATATTGTTTTCATCCGTTAGCGTAATGAGTAAACTGTTATACGTTCCATCAGTAATAGAAATCCATTTTTCAAACGAGGGAGAATAATTAATGTTAGCCCCAAATGTGGTGTCTATAATGGGGATACTATCGAGAATATCTGAAGGCATGGTGACCGGATTGTTTGCAAGATTACAATGAATAATAAGAGAATTGACGTTGGTTGCGACTGGGGTTTGGGTCGATAATTGAGAGATATTTGAAGCAGAAGGGCCATACGAAGAACTAGGAGCAAACCCAAGAACTGAACCTACGCTATTGGACGCAGGAAAGGCAATCTGTGGAGTTACAGAAGTGGTAGGAAATCCAGCAAATCCCGCAGGAGTAGACCAACCAACAGGCAAAGAAGTCGGCACAAGAGTAAGAATAAGCTGATTCGCATAATAGGTTTGATTTTGAACAATGGCCGCGTAAAAAACGAACTGTCCCGAAGGATTAATCAAATAGGCCCCAATAGAAATCATATACTGTTGTAAAAAGTTATTGAGGTCTGCCGTAGAATAAAATCCATTAGGAATAGTTACCGTAGCAGGAGTAAAGACCGCACCATTGGTCCAACCAAAAATAATCTGTTGATTTACCCATTGTGATGAAATATTGAACCACGAATAAGGAACGGTGACCTGTGATACACACATACGGGCATTTTTGGTTTTAAAGTTTCCACCAATGAAATTGTATTGATAACGTGACTTATTGGAGTTTGCGACAACATTGCTATTATTCAAGACTAATGAAAAACGAGTTGGCATATATATACTCTTTTGAAAAACGGAACCAATTGGTTCCGTGCCTCCTTTTCTTTGAGGGGTTTCGTCCCCTCACGACGAAGCGAAGCGAAGAACTCGCCTTTAATTATTTGGCGAAGCGAAGTTTGCCGTAGATTTTCAAATCTACTTATAATGAGTGAAGTGGTAAATCCTCCCGATTACTATTTTACAGGTATAAACTTCAATCCCGCTTTTTATGCTGAAGACACGACAGGATTATCTCAATCTTTAGCAAATACTCTTTATCTTCGAAAGACTGTGCCAGATACAGCGACCGCACAAGAAACATTTTTATCAGGCATTATTACTCCAACTATTAATTCAACCTCTACAGGATTCTTAAATGTTGTGGTTCCTATGGTCGATTCTGCAAGTGGTTTAAATATGGCAGTTGCTCCTCGAACGATCTCAGGACAAGTCCATCACTATAGCGATGGTGATAACTGTGTCGCTGGAGCAGGAGTTCATCTCAATAATGGTCTAAATAACAATTCAGCTACTAATATCCATAATGGAACTGGAGCAAATCCATCAGGAATAGTCAATATCATGTCAGGCACTTCTAACACTGGAACGGTGAATATTGGAACAACTGGAACAACTATAAATGTAAAGGGTAGTAAAATTCGTCAAGTTACACCATTGATAAGTGGTGGAACCATAGAGACTGTAATTGGAAATGCTGATAATATATCCTCTCTATCTACTACTTTCAACCGAAAAGACCAAATCGCTGGATCATTGGCTATACCATGTTATAGGATTGTTTCTCCCGCTCAATACAATACCCAATATTGTGAATTAGTTGTATCTGGTGCAAACTATGGATTAGGCGGTTATTCTGCAAAATATTATTTTATTCTACAAACCCCAGGGGGAACAATAGTAGCACCAACGGTAAATCTATTTTATGGTGTAGGTGGCAATCCTACTATTACATTTACGATTGAAAGCACTACCACTATGACTTTAAATATTAACGCAGGTATGACAGGGACAACAAGACAAACATTTGTATCAACGCTAATCGCTTATCCTTCCATAAATATAGATAATCCACTTAATGATTACAGTATTACAGCTATTTAATACGGAACCAATACGCTTTTATAAAAGCGTCCAAAACAAGGGCGGAGCCCAAGAGGCTTACACGGCCGATATCGTGTGTCCCTCCTTTGCTTCGCCTTTAATTGTTTGGCGAAGCGAAGTTTGTCGTAGATTTTCAAATCTACATATAATGAGTGAAGTGATCAACCCCCCCGATTACTATTTTACAGGTATAAACTTTAACCCCGCTTTTTATGCGGATGACTCAGGTGGTGGACTAAGCGAATCAACTGCGAATACTCTTTATCTTCGTAAAACTATCCCTGATACAGCCACAGCAATCGAAACATTTACTTTAGGGATCAAAGCACAAAAAGTTGACGGTTTGCAAACAAGTTCAATCATGTATGTTGGTAATAATATTACAACGGGTTCGCTCCTTTTAGGTAATACTCCTATACGAACCAAAAATCAGGGAATATTTGAAACAGCAAAAATACGAGCCCCCGCTACAAATGGAACCGTAGAGATATGTGGTGATGCTACTGCTGGTGGAGGTGTTGACATTGGAACAGCCTTATCAACGACTAATATAAATGGAACTTTAAATGTTCCTACTTCTTTGGGTGCTTCTTCAAATGCGGTCAATGTCGCTTATTTAACTACTGCCTTAGCTAATACCGCTACATTAAATCAGATTCAAACCTTTACAGGGACAAACACATTCAATAATAACTCAGTTACATTTAATAGACCACTTACTGTTGGTTATACCATTCAACCAACTTCTGGACAAATTGGTCATACTACCTATTTAACCATAAATTCTTCTGCTAGTAACATTGCAAATTTCTATTTATTCTCTGCTGCTATTCCCGCTTCTAATGCCACATTCATGTGTAATTGGAATTTTCAATATGTATTAACATCAAACGCAACTTTAAATCAACCGCAACTTTATTTACCGTCTGACCCTTCACAATCAAATGGAACTATTAATTTAGGACCTATTCCTCTTATTGGACAACCTACCTATTATGCGTGTCATGGTTCAAGAACATTTTTCTCTCCTAATCCTGCGGGTTCAATGGGAATACAATTACTTTGGTTGCCACAAACAACTGCGTCCGCTGGTAGTGGTTATGGAAGTTGTACATTGACAAGAATAGCATAATTAATTTCTATTATATAATATATGCTTCCCGAAACTATAATTAGTCCTTACATGTATGAAAAAGCAACTTACAACTCATTGGAAACTCAAACCTTACTCTTAAAGGGTGAAGATTTATCACAACTTTTACAATCGCTTATCGATAGGATTAAAGCCTTAGAGGCTAAACCTCCTCATGTAGAGGTGACAGAACCTCACGAGACGGTAATCGTTTAAGGGATACATCAGAACTACAATCATATCCATCAGGCACAGTCGCCAATAGGTCGGCTTTCATTCGTTTCGATAATAACGTAGAGGTTTCGGTTAAAGACTGATACTGACCATATTTATTATCTAAATAAGACTTGGGTTCTTCGGTCCTATGCTCGCGCGACAGAGTGAGACACTTATAAATCTCAATACCTAGGCTATAATAATCTTTCGATAAGGCTAATTCCGCATCCATGTCTCTCTGGATGCCTAGATAAAGCTCTACCGAAGAGATGACCGCAATGCCAAAGCCAAGAAGACAAGTTAGTCCAGAAATAGCGGATTGATTCATGACTGGTTGCAAACCCACCGAGGCCGATGCCGTGATGGATGACAACACAATGATTGGTATTCTAAAATACTTACCGAAGCTCTTAAAGTGATAAAAGCGTTTACGATGATACTCTGATAGATTGACCGCATTGATGCGTAGGTTCTCTAAGATTTGCTCGATATCTTGGCAGTCATTCCAACAAGACGACATTTTATATAACCAATATATAATGTCGAAGGCAAAACCTAAAACACCAGCCCTGAAAAACTTTTATACAGAAGTCAAATCAACTGGACCCAAGAAGGATAAGCATTTTAACAAACACATGATTTTACCGAATTCAATGATTGCGTGTGTAGGAGGCACAGGCACGGGCAAAACGAATGCCCTGTTAAATTTTTTATCACTCAAGAATGAAGCTTTTACAGAAGTCATTATCTTTTCTGGGTCAACAACCGATGAACCTCTTTATCAGTTGCTCAAGAAACAGATGCCCGAAGTTCAACTCTATCATGATATCAATGAAGTGCCAGAATTGTCAACCTTCGAAGACAACAAAGATGAAGAGAAACTCATTGTATGGGACGATGTGATTAATCTACCCAAGAAAGATCAGCGTAAGATGAACGAATACTTTACGGCTTCTCGTAAGTTTGGATTTACCAACTTCATTCTTGCACAGAACTTCACAAGCATTCCTAAGATAGTCGCGCGAAACTTACAATACATTATCTTGTTTAAGATTCCCGAAGCTTATACCCTGAATAGAATTTTGAAACTCTACAATAAATATGACATACCTATTGAAGAATTGAAACGAATGTATAATCAAGCGACTTCTCAACCGCTTAATTTCTTCCTAATGGATTTAAAATCACCTGACAAAGCCTGTGCCTTACGACATAACTTTAATCAGTGTTTCAAGATATAAAGGCGAAGCGAACCGTCTGGAAGGGGCGGAACCCTTCATTGCTTGAGTAACTCATGAAGCACCTCCTCGTTTTTCAAATACTTATCACTAAATAAGTTTTTGAAGTCCTCAAATGCCTTGAATTTGTTCTTACTCTTATCCATCCATTTAAGGAACGCACAACAGTAATAACCACAAGAGGATGAATTGATAGCCTGTATCTCTTTCGTATTGTAACAATAGAGACCATCTTTCGACCCTTGCATAATCATATCTTCGAGCATTTGCGGAGGAACGACTCCATACGAGTCAAAATAAAAATAGTCATTGCCATCTTTGACCATGGCGGTCCAATGTGATTGACCGTTAAGATTGTAGACCGTATTTCCTTCTGGAATATAGTTGAGGTCATCTTTGGTAAAGCATCCATTAAATTGTGTCGGTTTCATGAGGGATGCTATCTGGGTCTCGTCTAACTCGTTCATATAAGTAGATTTGAAAATCTACGGCAAACTTCGCGTCGCCTTTAGGGTTGCCGACCCAAGCGTCCCAGACGGACAAGACCGTCTAAAGTAAACTTACTCTCCCATTAGCTACGTCCACACTAATGTGCGAGGAGTAGACCGTGAACACAAGAAGATCAATCGGCACCTGCGAGTTATTCTTGAACGAAAGAACAAGGTTACGCATGCTGGCCTTGTCCGCATCCGTTGAGCGGGACAAATCTGCCCAGTAGACACGCGATGCCTCCCAGAACTTCTGGTCAATCACACCCACATTGGCCGCACCCACTCCAGCGACCACATTGTCAGCGAGAGAGAACTGCTCCAAGAAGTTCTCGAACGAGTAGAACAGAGACCCACTCTTGAACACGTTTGACCCACCAATCGCCACCTGAAAGTTAGTAAGCGAAATTGGGGCGAAAGTAGAGGGACAAGTGTCATAAGGGTTTCCATACTGAGTGATATTAATTGGGACCGCACCACCTACAGCGATAGGCGTAGTCGTCGAAATCAGTGGAATCACACACAGAGCAAGAGGATTACGAATGCCCGATTGAATAAGCTGAGAAAAAGTTCCCTGAGCAGGAATGGCCGAATACTGGTTAAAGATGAAATCCTCATACACGCACTCTTTCGCGCGATTCTCCTGCTCATACGCCAAAGCACGGGAAGGTTCCAGCTTAATCTGCGAGTAGTAAAGACGGCATGAAGGCATTGGGTTAGTCACACCACCCAAATCAATAGAGGCACCCCCAGCACTAATAGAGGTTGACGGAGACTTGGCCACGAAAAGACCAGATACAATAAAGTTGTTCGTAGCACTTGTTCCCACAAATCCATTACTAATCGCAGTTGCTGTCTGAGCAAAAGGAAGAGTATTAACCGTGTAGGGGCATGTGTTCGAGAAAGTCGACGAAGTTGCTGCACCATACTGAGGGAAACCCGTAGCAGAAGAAAGAGGAGGAGCTGCAGTAGACACGAAAGACACAGGAGTGACCAGCGACCCCGTGTTCAAGTAGAGGCGAATCTGGGCGTCGAACTTCTTCGTAAGACCAATCGCCCGCATGCTGTCACACAGCCACTTCAAAGGAATGACTGCCGTATCATACCAGACCATTTTAGAACTTGTTCCTGTTCCAATCACCGTGTAATAAGACCTGAACTCTTGCGAAAGGTCTGAAGCGGTCATGATGACAGGTTGTCCAGTTGCGGCCTGACTATCACCATAGATATTTGACCCACCTACCGATACAACTTTCTGAAGACTAGCATTCAAAGATGCTACATTACTCCTTGCTGAAGTGATACGATTAATTCGCTTCTGGAGTGCAGGGTTCACCGTGAACGCATTAGGAAGACCAGCAACTGTCTGACTGTCCGTAGAGTAAGCAGCAGGACCTGCAGCAGTTGCTGAAAAATCATCAGTTACATTTAGGTATGCCTGATTATTCGTCAAACCGACTCCTGGAAAAGTTCCACGCACAAGGTCAGCAGCCGAATTAGGAACAACTGCCTGTGTAAACCACTTCTGAGAACTCGTTCCATCAAGACAATCCGCGAAACCATACGAAGACGAAAGTTGCTCAAGATCAGTCGCCGACATGCTAGACATAAACTTCACATTCTTAAGAACATTGGTAAAAGGTTGCATGTTCTGAATGACCTGACCTCCACTTGAAATTTCCACCTGATGGACCAAATTCATGAATCCGTTTTTGATTGAGAGAAGACCCGCACCAGCCACAGGAGGAGTAGACTGAACGCCATTCGCAACCCACACAGCCTCCATCACCAATGGAATAGCGAGGAACGCGTCGTTTAAATCGGTGAAAGTTGCGGAGTTATAGATCGAGGCACAATCGAATTGGACCAGCGTTAGTCCCGAGTTATTTGAGTAGACACCGGAGTTGATGTCATTGATGTTGTTGTAGTTCTTCTCGCTATACGGGGAACTGTCAACAGATTGAGGAGTAGAAGAGGACATAAACGCGTATTCATCGGTGGTCGCCATATATACAATAGAAGAGAAAATCAGCACTTTTTAAAAAGTGCCTAAAATACTCTAAATTTTCCTCCTTGTTTTGCGAACTTTTACAAAAGTTCAAATCGTGTATTTTTCACATATAAATATATATGTCCCACACTTTTACAAAAGTGTCCAAAACATCCCGTCGCACGGGGGCGGAACCCCATATTTCGAATAGTGCGGTCTATGATACGGAAGAAGAGCGTCGTCCTCTCGCAGTCAATAAACGTCAAGTTCGTCCAAAACCTATCCCTATTGATAAGGCAAGTCTTGCGTTAGAACTTTTGAATAACCAAACCCGTCCTACGGTCAATATTGTAGGCACTCGTCATTTTCATGAAGACACGACACCTTTGGATAAAAACTATCCTATCGAGATTGAATTACAGCGTATTGCTATGTCTGCGGTTCCAGATAAACCAGCCTTTCAACCTCTTAAGACGAAGTCACCTTTTACGGAGGAAATGATAGAGAAGTATCGCGAGGAAGAGCGTCGGGGTATTCGTCAGCGCGGATATGATGTTCCACCTGAACTTGAAGTTATGGACTTTGAAGAACCACGAGAATATAAACTTTTTCACGCAAATAACATGGTTAAAACGAAAGAAGCGAGAGCGAGACTACTAAGAAATCGTTATGCTTCCTTAGTGAAAGATGTAGAGGATATTAATCAGGATCCTAATATAGATGAAACTCGCAAACAAAGATTATTGGAAAAACTTGCGAAAGGTATGAAGAATATAGCGAGTGAAATGTCAGGATTAGAACAAGAATTACTAGAAATGTTAGAAGTTCAAAAGACCTTTAAAGCAGAAGAAGCACGGATCAAACGAGCGAATGCTCAAAAGATCAAGAACGCAGAGGACCAGTTACGATTATTGAATACAACCTTACCTATTCAGCAGATGAAAGGAGAACCTGATGAGGTCTATCGCGACCGTTTGATTGCTCTACGAGTTCCTGTCGATAATTCACGAGTAGATGCGACAGAAGCTAGGATATATGAACACAAACTATTCAAGCGTAATCTAAAGAAATTGATTGATTTGCCTTTGTATCAGGTTGAGAACATCATCAAAACGCTTGATGACAATGATTCAGATAGAACATACCAACTCAATGAAATCTTCCCTAAGGTTGAAACGGAGTTTATTAAACAGTTTGGGCGTAAACCTCTTTTGCGTAATCCTGTGCAAAGTTTAACTGAGTTCTTTATCAACCTTTTGGAAGCCCCTTTACAAGCACAGGAACAGAGCGAAGCGATTACATCCTTGGCTGAACAGCAGTCAGTATCGAGCGGAGAGATTGACCCAAGTTTGCGTAATCTTAAAAAAGCAGAAGTTCTTAAGTTATTAAAAGATGCGGGTCTTACCAAAAAAAGAGCTTCAGAGTTTCAGAAGATGACCGTTAATAAGTTGAAAGTAATTTACACCGAACATTTAAAAAAAACTCGTGGCGAATCATATCAAGCACAAGTGGCAGAACAACAAATGATGGGAGACGAAGATACTGCGTCAAGAGTAGAACAAGTTTCATATAATAAACGAAAAAAAGAACAATTAGACCGTGCTATTATGCGATTATTGACAGAAGAAAAAAGACAATTACAGGAAGATTTAAAAGAAGAAAAAGAATATGAGAAAATAATGAAGAAACAGGAAAAACAACAACAGAAACAGGAACGAGGCATGATGGGAGCAGAAGAAAAACCTAGCCGTATGATTAGGAAACAACGAAACGAAGAAGAAGAATACCTTAGATTAATCAAAGCACAACGGAAACAAGCACAAGCACAAGCACAAGCAGAAGCAGAAGCAAAACCATCTAAACAACAGACACTAACAAAATTTATGAGTGCTAAGAAAAAATAGATTGGCAAATCTTCCTTTTTGTTAACTTTTTCTCTTTAAAAGTTAAGATGGTATTACATGAAGACATTCCAAAATGGGAAGCATTCGGACGACTCATGATCAGTCCTAAGGAGTTATACTTTAGAAATAAATTGGTAGTTGCAGATAGAAAAGGAAAGGGAATCGGCGGATTTATTACGCGTAAATTGTCGCCTCATATGGTTTCTATTTTCACAAGCATTCTTAAAGATGAACAGCCAAGCGATTTACACAAAATGTCACCTGATGAAATCGTTTATTACAACGCATATTTACGAAAAGCTCTCTTACATAAAAAGTTTCCTACACACGATAATCAAATACCCGAACTTAAAAGACGAATGACTGTATTAGAGGGTCAGCTTACGGCGGGAAATGATAATCGGCGTATAAAAGATGAACTCTGTCAAATAGCGACTTATTTACAAGCATATAACGCAATTTCTAAAGCAGATTTAAATGAATACATTAGAGACTTAAAGGCAAGTTAACCTCTTATGAATATAAAGAAATCTTATATGTTCTTATAGAATGCCGAAGACAGCAATAGATTTTAGCAAGACCGTAATTTATCATTTCGTTTGTAAAGACGAAATGGTCACATGCTCTTATGTTGGAAGTACAACTAATTTTAACAAGCGAAAGGGTCAACATAAATCCGCTTGTCAAAATGAAAAATTAAAAGAGTATCATTTCAAAGTCTATCAAACTATGCGTGATAATGGAGGATGGGATAATTGGGACATGATACCTCTCGAAGAGTTTGCGTGTGAAAACAAGATACAACAAGTCATACGCGAACAGTATTGGATCGATAAACTAAACCCAGAAATGAATTGTAAAGTAGCATATCAACCGTTAGAAAGAATAGAATATATGAAAGTCTATTATGAAGCGAATATAGATAAAATCAAAGAATATAAGAATATCTATGCAGAGGCAAATAAAGAACATATTAAAGAATATAGTAACACATGGAGAGAAGCAAACAAAGAACATATTAAAGAAAAGAAATCTATCAAAATTACATGTAAATGTGGTTCAGTGTGTCGTTTTAATGATAAAGCAAGACATGAACGTTCCAAGAAACATTTAGATTTTAAGACATAAACATCGTTTTTCTCTATCTATAATATAATGTATTCTAACGCTGACATTGACAGTCTCTCGGTGGGACAACTGCGTAAACTTTTGAAAGGTGGGGCTGTTCGCGTTCGTTGTGGTTCGGGCATGAAGGTTGGTCTTTCTGCTCCTCAACACAAAAAACTCATGTCGGCTCACAAAAAAAACAAGATGATGACTTTGACGATGGATCCTTATCAGGCACAGATGCACGGTCAGGGTCTTTTTGGCGACATTGGTCAATTCTTTTCTCGTAAGGTTCCTTCTGTGCTTATTCATCAGGGTCTTCCTGAAGCGGGTGCGGTTTTGGGTGGTATGGCTGGGAGTGAGTTGGGTGGTCCAATGGGTTCAATTGTGGGTTCTAAATTGGGCCGTCTTGGTGGTCAAAAACTCGCAGAAGAAACGGGTCGTCGAACTGGTTATGGAGTAAAGAAAGGTAAAGGTGTTCCAATTGAAGACCAGCAGTTTAGTCTTTCGGATGTGGCTCGCACTGGTAAGCGTTTGTTCGGTCGTGGTCAACCGATTGAAGACCAGCAGTTCAGTCTTTCGGATGTGGCTCAGACTGGTCGGCGAATGTTCGGTCGTGGTCAACCAATTGAAGACCAGCAGTTCAGTCTTTCGGATGTAGCTCGCACGGGTAAGCGTTTGTTCGGTGGTAAAGTTCCCATGAAGGGACAGGGTCCTATGACGGATATG